GCTTCTGGCGAAAACGTCTATATGCCGTATTCGGCACGCGCAGCGGGTCTGCGTGCGCGTATCGACGTGGAGAAGGGCTGGTGGTGGAGTAAATCCAATCAGGATATTAACAACATCCTCGGCGTGGAGCAGGTCGACGAGTTTATTTTGGGTGAACCGAACTGTCAGGCCAACCTGCTGAATATGGAAAATATCAGCACCATCGTGCGCCGTGACGGGTTTAAGCACTGGGGCAACCGACTGTGTATGACCGATCCGCAGTGGCGTTTTGAATCGGTACGACGGTCGGCGGATGTTATCGAAGACAGCATTCAGGAAACGGTGTTGTTGTATAACGACCGACCGCTCGATCGCGATATTGCCGACGACATTATCGGCACTATCAATGCCTATATGCGCCAGCTCGTGGGGCTCAAAGCGATTTTCGGGGGAAAAGCATGGCTTGATGAAGAGCTCAACACCGCCGAGTCACTGGCCGCAGGCCAGCTGTATATCGATTACGACTTCGGTCCGAAGTCGCCAACCGAGCGCATTACCCTGCGCGTTCGCGTCAATAATGATTATGTCGTTGAGGAGATGACCGCCTAATGGGAAATAAAAGTACATTACGCTCATGGACCTTTTTTACGAAAGGCATGCGCATTCAGGGGGCGCACGAATACACGCCGCCGGAGCTGAGTATTCAGGTGACCAACATGCGCAGCGGGGCGCAGGATGCGCCAACGCCGGTCGATGATGGCATGGAGGCGTTGACCTGTCAGGTTAAGTTCTGGGGGATTGATACTGACATGCTCGCGTTATTGGGATGTGTGGCAGGGCAAAAACCACGCTTTACGGCCTACGAAGGTTACATGAGCAACGGTACCGCGCTGGGCGCTATTGAAGAGTTTGAAGGGTTCATATCGAAAGTCACACGCGATGCCCGCGCAGGCGAATCCCAATCTGAAGTGTCGGTCACGGTCGATATTGCGCTCAACTACTACAAGCAGACGCTGGAAGGGCGCGAGCTTATCGAGATTGATACTGAGCGTTTTATTCGTCGTATTAACGGCGTTGATCAACTGGGTGGACTGGCGGCAAAAATCCGCCTTTAAACCTTAATGTAACCGAACAAACGGCCTCCGGGCCGTTTATTTATGGAGCCTATTATGTACCCAGCCAATTCAAAAACCATCACCTTGTATACCCCATTAACGCTGACCAATGGCGCGCAGCTAACCGAAGTGGCGATGCGTGAGCCGACGGTACGCGACCGGATCACCCGTGAGAAAGACCGTGGGAGTGAAGGGGAAAAAGATGCGCGCATGTTGGCGCTGCTATGCAACATGAACGAACAGGATGTGTATGTGCTAACCGCGGCGGATTACCTGCAGCTTGAGGAGGCATTCAATGTTTTTATGCTTCCGCCCGACAAGCGTCCGAAACCGAAATCCGACGAGGCATAAGGTTTTTAGGGCGTCGCTTGCACTTTGCAATGAGTGACTACCTCGATATGCCGTTTAGCACGTTTAAGGATTTTCTCTTTGATGAAGTGGAGGCGGTAAAACGTGGCATTAAACCAAAACCTTAAGGCCGTCATCACCTTCGGCGGCAATCTTGATGCCAGTTGGAACCGCTCCACGCAGGGGATCAACAAAGGCATCAAGGATGTTGAAAAACAAACTCAAAAGCTGACCAAACAACAACAGTCGCTGTCGGCGGAGATCAAGAAGGCCAAGCTTGCTGGGAAGGATATCAGCGCGCTTAAACGTGACTATACCGGCGTCACGAAAGAGATTAAGAAAGCCAGCGCGGCACAAGAGGCTCTGAATCGTGATCTGAAACGCGCTGAACAGTTTAAACGCGTCCAAGGATTGGGAAAGGGGGCGTTCGCTAAAGCGGGTAATATCGCCGCGTCCATGTTCCCCGGTGGCCTTGCGCTCGGCGGTGGCGGGCTGATTGCTGGGGCATTGGGATCACTGATTGCCCCTGCTGCCCGCAACGCGCAAACCGCCGAGAAAGTGGGGATCGCTAAGAGCTACGGCGTGGGGGTAGAGACCTTTAACGCATGGGACTCATTGGGCAAGCAGTACGGCATGAACGGCGAGAACTTTGGCGATCTGTTTGAAGAGTATCTGCATAAGGCGGGGGAGTACAAACAGAACGGCAAGCAGGGCGGGTTGCAGGATGCGTTTGAAACATTAGGGTTTAAAGCCGGTGACCTTGCCGGTCTCAGTGATTTGGAGCAGTTCAGTAAGATTGTAGAGCGTGCGCTGACCTTAAAAGATCAGTCTAAAGCATCATTTGCCCTTGATAGTCTGTTTGGGGGCGAGGCGAGCAAGATGCTGATGTTGATTAAGCAATCCGGAAAAAGCTATCGCGATTTGATGGACGAGCAAAAACGCTACCAACTGGTGACGGAAGAAGGTGCGAGGGGGGCGATGGAGGGTAACCGCGCAGTGACCAACCTGCAGACGGTGCTCTCTTCCGCAATGGATGAAATCTCGGGCCAGCTTGGTGGTCAGTTGTCCCCGCAAATTAAAGCGCTGACTGACAATCTGGCGGAGTGGTTTAAAAACGGCGGGATTAGCAAGATCGTCAGCTTTATGAAGAACGAGCTTTATCCCGGCGTGCTGACGTTTGGCAACGGCGTGGTTTTTGTTGGCAAGATTATTTACGCGGCGGCGAAAAAACTGTCGTGGCTATTGCCGGATGAAAACGAGTCAAAAACCGATGTGCTCACGGCGATTGGTTCGGGTATGCCGATGGAGGTGGCAAAAATCAAAGCCGAGAGGGATGGCTTAGGGGACTGGTTTGCGCAAAATGTGAATAAACCCGGCATGGAAAAATTGCTGCGTGAACAGTGGTCGGGTTCACAGTCCAAACTCGGCGCTATCCCGTTGTTCTGGGATAAAGACCAGGAGGGGAAAGAGCGCCAGCGGCTGCTTGAACGTGTGGATGGGAAAAGCAGTGACGGCCCGTTCTCGTTGGATTGGGCGGCGGAGATGAGTAAAAACACGCCGAAGAGCGACCAAGGCTCGGGCTTAACCTTTCCTTTGCCTGATTTAGCGCCGAGAACATCGGATACGCCGTTGTTGCCCCGTGATGACGATGGACAGGGCTTACTAGATCCTCAGTCTGCCTCATCGTGGCCAACACTCATACAGCAGATCGCGCGCGTGGATGCCGAGCAGAAACCTACCTCGATAACGGACAACAGCAAGAAGGAACTCAAGATTGAAATCAATGTGAGCAACGAGCAGGAAGGTTCAGCCATTGCTGATGAAGTGATTAACAAAGCGCACGCGACCGATATCTTCAACGGTAATAACGCGATGTACGACAACGGGGGGCTGTGGTGATGAGCGGGTTTTCAGTGTTAGCGGCGGTTGAGCAAAACGCCGCAGCGGTACAACGGTCAGCCGCTGCCAGCGACCCACCGCGCGTGATGCTGATATTAGGGGGCTTCGAGTTCTCTATCGATGCGTTGACCTACAACGAACTTTCGCGCGAAGCCAGCTGGCGTTGGAGTGCGCAAGAGCGTATCGGGCAGACGGATTTATTGCAGTTTACCGGCAAAGAGCGACGAACGGTCACGCTTCAAGGTGAAGCGCATGCTTTTTTCCGTCAGGGCGTGAGTGCCATCGATGATTTATACGACTTGGCAGATAAAGCAATGCCGTTGCAGCTGGTGAGCGGCGCGGGTGATGTGCTGGGCTATTGGGTGATTGAGAAATTTAACGACAGTACCACTAAGTTCCTCCCCGCAGGCACGCCGCGCCACAAAACCTTCTCAATAGGAATTAGACATTATGCCGACGACCTATCAAACCCGTGAGGGGGACATGCTGGACGCAATTTGCGCCGTACATTATGGCTGGTCAGAGTTGGGGCCTCTTGTTGTCAAGGTACTGGAAGCGAATCCGGGGCTTGCCGATCTGGGGCCGGTCTATAACGCGGGTGTACTGATCACACTGCCGGATCTCGATATGCCGGTGGCGGAGTCAAACCTTCAACTGTGGGATTAATTGATGAACGGTGTGGAAGAATACCGCCCTGAGTTCAGCGTGACGGCAGAGGGCAAAGATATCTCTAAAGCGTTACGCCAATGCCTGCAAGAACTGACACTCACCGACAACGGTGGCGCCACGGGCAAAGCTGACGAGCTTCAAATCACGCTGCTATCAGAAACGTTTCCGCTCCCGAGCAAGGGGGCGCGATTACAGTTGGGGCTGGGATTTAACGGCAATCTGGTGGGCAAGGGCTGGTTTGTGGTCAGCGGTGTCTCGAGCAGTGGCCCTCCGCGTAAAGTGGTGATCTATGCGACAGCCGCGCCAATGAACGCGCAGAAGCAAAGCGGGGATGTGCAAAACCAGAAAACCCGCAGTTGGGACAATTTGACGCTGGGTGACATTGTGAAAACGGTGGCCACCGACAACGGATTGATCCCCAAAGTCGCTGATAAGCTGGCGGCGATTGCTGTACCGCATCTGGATCAGGTGTCGGAGTCAGATGCCAATCTCTTGACGCGACTGGCTCGGAGTCATAACGCCGTGAGTAAACCGAGCGGGGGATATTGGCTGTTCTTGGAACAAGGGGCGGCGTTAACCGCCAGCGGCAAAACCCTTGCCGATGTGACCATCGTCCCGCGTGAGGTATCGAACTGGACTTACAGTGAAGGGCAGCGTGGCTCAACCACGGGAAAACCCTCATCCGGCGGAAAAGAGAAGAAGGGGAAGATCGGTGTTAAATACTACGATGAGGACACCGGACAGACCAAAGTGGTACAGACCGAGCACGATGGCCCTGACCTCGAGAACCCGTACACTCAATCGCATAAAGCGCAGGCAGACCAGCAAGCTAAGGCGAAAAAGACGCAGGCCAAACGCAACGAGCGGCGGATGAATATCACCGCGCCGTGCCGTCCTCAACACTTACCATTGACCGCAGAGGCACGCGTGACTACCCAAGGGTTTGGTCAGCGAGAGGATCGTACATGGTTGATTGAGTCGATGGTATACAGCCTGAGCGCAATGGGGTTTTCCGTGGCGTTTAATTTGGCGACGGATATCAAACCCAAGGCGGCAAGCGGTAAGAAAAAGAAAAAAGATAAAACCGGTCCCGAATATTTCGGCAAACAGAAAAATTAAACCCGCTTCGGCGGTTTTTTATGGAGGTGATATGCAGGGTGTGAACGCTCAGACGGGCAAACGGCTGGCGGGGAATGACCATTTGCGCCAGTCCGTTATCGACATTCTCAGCACGCCTAAAAATAGCCGTGTGCTTCTACGCGATTACGGCAGTGATTTACCTGACCTGATTGATAACCCGCAGGATGAAAGCACGCGGGTACGCATTGTGGGGGCGACGGCTTCCGCGTTGGCACGTTGGGAACCGCGATTAACGGTAAAACGTGTGCAGGTGGTGCGTGAGGGGGATGGCGTCTTTGATCTGACCATCGAGGGCATTAACAAAGAAACCGGCCAGCCGGTCACGCTAGAAGGGGTAACTATCTATGGCAACCAGTCCTAACCTCATCGATCTCTCGGCTATTCCTGTTCCTGATGCCATTTTAGTCCCCGATGCGACGACCATTTTTAACAGTTGGCTCGAGAAGCTCCGCGATCTGGATACGGCGTATGACGCGCTGGTGGAGTCTGATCCGGTCTATAAGCAGGGTGAAGCTAACGCGTATCAAACCGTTTTGTTGCTGCAGCGTATCAATGATGCGGTGCGCGGTGTGTTGTTAGCTAGTGCATTGGGCGCGGATTTAAATCAGATCGGTGCCGGATTTAACGTGGCGAGACAGGTGGTCACTCCCGCCCAGCCCGAAGCTATCCCGCCGATTGAGGCTGTGATGGAGGATGACGAAGCATATCGAGAGCGTATCCAGCTCTCATGGTCACAGCTCAGCACCGCCGGTGCGCGTAATGCTTATCGCTTTTACGCCAAGTCCGCCGATCCCGATGTATTGGACGCCGAGGCCTATGGCCCCCAAACCCACAACCGACCCGGTGAGGTGGATGTGTATGTGCTATCACGTACCGCTTCCGGTACCGCCCCCCAAGCGCTACTTGATACGGTCAGTCATGCATTAAACGAAGATGAAGTGCGACCGTTAACGGATTACGTCACGGTACAAAGCGCGGTTCTGAGTGAATACGCCGTGGTGGCTACGCTGGATATCCCTGATGGCCCTGACGCGCAGACGGTATTGGAGAGCGCAAGAGCCGCGCTAGAAACCTATGTTGCGCAGGTGCATCGCATTGGCGGCGTGGCGCCGCTTTCCGGTATTTACCGCGCTCTGCATCAACCGGGAGTCACCCGCGTTCATCTAGAACAACCGACCGCGGATATTGAAGCTAAAACGGGAGCCGCGCCTTATTGCACCGCGATCACATTGAGTTTGCTGGGGGTAGGCGATGTATAGAACGTTACTTCCTCTCAATGCGCTCGCCTCAGAACGTGCGCTCGAACAGGCTAGCGCTGAACAAATTCTTGCGCTGCCGGTTCCTATTCGGCATGTCAAAGATCCCGCGACCTGTCCGGCACATTTGCTGCCGTGGCTGGCATGGGAGTATGCCGTTGACTACTGGAACCCTGAATGGGACGAGGCGCAAAAGCGGCAGGTTATCGCGGATGCAGCGTATGTTCATCAACATCGAGGAACCGCGGGCGCAGTGCGACGGTCGTTAAGCGCTGTGGGCCTACCGACTACGGTGGTGGAGTGGTGGCAAGACCAACCAAGACAAGCGCCGTATACCTTCCGCATTGAGGTCTACAGCACTCAGGGGGTGACCGAAGCCTTGTATGAACAGATCCGCAACCTTACCGACCGCGCCAAAAACCTTCGCAGCCATCTGAGCAAGATAGATGTGATCACCGACGTAGGGACTGAGGGGGCGTTTTACATTTCGGGTGCGGTAACGGCGCATGTTGATATCGATATTTTTGCAGGGGAGCCCAATGGCTAACTTTTACAGCATTATCACGAATCGAGGCAAAGAGCTCGAGGCCGAGGCGCTGGCGAGTGGAACCAAAATTACGCTGGCGAAATTTGTCGTAGGGGATGGCAATGGGCAGGCGGTGGCCCCCAAGCCAACACAGACCAAGCTTATCAATGAGCAGTACCGAGGGGATATTGGGGAACTGAGTGTTTCCCCCGATCAACCGACCCAGATGATGGCGAAAGTCGTCCTACCGACTGGGGTGGGCGGTTTTACCGTGCGTGAAATCGGAATGCTTACTGACGCAGGCGAGCTGTATGCCGTGGCGAACTGTGCTGCGATTGAAAAGCCTGTGGGCGGTGTCAGCGTCAATATGCAGTTTCGTCTGGCGGTGTCAGATACGGCCAATATCACATTAAACGTAGCGACAGGCGATGGACTGTTTTTACGGATTGACCAAGATCTGTCTGAAATCCGTGGGCGAGGTGCGCAGGCGCAAAAGACAGCCCGAGAGTCGCTGGCGATCGTGGATGCCTCAACAAAGCAAAAGGGGTTGGTGCAACTCAATAGTGCGACTAACAGCACGAGTGAAATACAGGCGGCAACACCGGCTGCAGTGAAAGCGGCGAATGATAATGCCAACGGACGCGTACCGAGTGGGCGCAAGGTGAATGGGCATGTGTTGAGTGCGGATGTCAATGTGACTTCAACAGATATTTTTGACAGTCAGTCCTTTGGTATCGGTGCTAATCAAAACCTGAATGATTTAAAGACACCGGGTATCTATTATCAAACGGCAAACGCAAATAGCTCGCTAGCGCTGAACTATCCTGAGGCGCAGGCTGGTACGTTGCTTGTCTACAAGAATGCGGGTACCACACAAGAATATCGCGTGTATAACAGTAGCCGCATTTATACCCGCAGCCAGTATATGGATGGTGCGTGGACCGCGTGGGCTAAAGAATACAATTCCTTAAATAAGCCGAATGCCAGCGATGTCGGGGCATTACCTATCGGCGGTGGCACACTTAATGGCAATTTAACGGTTAAAAACCAGATCCAAGTGGGGGGCATTGGTAATGGTGTGCTGAATATTGGTGACAATGATTCAGGTTTGCGCAGCTCTGTCGATGGCCAAGTAGATTTGTGGGCTAACAGTAAAAAAATGGGATATTGGAACATCAACATTCTGTCATTCACTGGACAGATTATCCCGACAAACTATGCGAACTTTGACGCTAGATATCAGGCAAAGGGCAATTACACCCCTGCAGGACAAGCATATACAAAGGCTGAAAGTGACGGTCGATTCCAACCAAGAGGAAGCTATACCCCTGCGGGGCAGGCATATACAAAAGGAGAGTCAGATGGCCGCTATATTCAAAATATGCGCTTTGGTTCAGCCGCTACAGTCAGTATTGGAGGAAATGGTTCGGTACCGGGAGGGTGTGTCGTTGTAGGTGCTGGTACCGATGATTGGAAACTGAATAGGCTTATTTATAAGCCTATTCAGAGAAATATAAATGGCGTTTGGGCAACAATTTCAGGGTAATAGCATCATGGAACTAATTAACTTATTACAGTATGAGCCTATTATTAAAATGGCTCCAGATGTACTTTATTTAAAAGATAAAAACGGCCTAGATTGGTATGAGTCACAAAAATTGTTCTCTGATTCAACTATGAAGATAGGCTGTGATCATAGTGGGGTAATACTTATGGCCTCAGTTGATGTATCAACGTTATGGCCAGAGGGACTATCTGTATTTGAGGTTAGCCAATCAATTCTACCCAATGAATTTAAGGCGGACTCTAGCTATCAATTCAAGAATGGAAAGGTTGATAAAAGAGTATTATCACAAAATGAGGTTATAGAGTTAGCTGATACTCAGCGATCAGCCATGCTTAGAATCATCTCGGATAGAATACTTCCACTGCAAGATGCTCTTGAATTAGATGAGATAAAAAATGATGAATTGGATTTATTGAGAACATTAAAATCTATTCGCGTTGAATTAAGTCGATTGGACACTTCAAAAGCACCTGATATCAAGTGGCCGGTGCTTCCTGAGTGAAAATCGCAATATAATTGGCTAATTTATTTCTTTAAGTATCAATTTATTCGTTTTTTCAGTATATACAGTAGTATTTGGTGGTATATCTTTGCCTATAAAAGACATGGCACCAATTACTACATTGTCACCAATATTAATATTATCGGCTAAAATGCACGAATTAGCACCGACAGTCACATTATTCCCAATACGAATCATTGCGCTTGTTTCGCCTTTAATTCCAATTGTTGTGTTTTGCCTAATAGTAAAATTTTCGCCAATGTTACAACAATCAGTGATTACAACGCCTTGGAAGTGGACAACTTTAAATCCCGGAGCAATTTTTGCACCCAGCCCAATCTCTGTATTGAAATTTTTCATTATTTTTCTGTTGAGATAGCGAGCAGCCCACTTGCTAATAGCCCCATCGCAACTAAAGAACAATTCGGCTAGTCGCCACCAGAGATAGAATCGTTTGTTGGGGAGTGACCAATAGCGGTGTATAACTCTGCGCCAAGTGAATTTACGCTTATTCAACATTTCTGCGGAGATGCATCTTTTGAAATGGAGATAGTTATCATTCAT